TCCATGAGCAATTGCTTGCATACCTAATGCAACAGGGTTGTCTCCATCTACCGCGTCATGCGGTCTCGTGCCATGGACTTGTTTTTCCCCGCCTAATGGTCGAATATCAGCCATAATTTATCCTTTACTGATCGTCATAGATTCAAAAGATCGAAGATATTTAGCAAGATACTCAGTGGCGGCTGCGTGAGGGTTGAGTTCTTTACGCACATGTGTAATACCTAACTGCTCGGCCTTCGCAGCCATGCCCCTGCTTCTTGCGGCTTCGTTCACTAGCCACCAAATAAATCTATCCTTCTCTTGCTCTGATAACAAATATGATTGTTGATCACTATCAGACATGCCCCCTCCATATGGTTCTGACAGAAACTGGCAGGGGGCGACCCTGCCTGTTCTGTACTGGTGAGTTTTTACCTCAAGTTAGTTCGCTTGATAGAAGAACGACGCATACAAGTCTGCGGCTTCGCTCGTGTCCATGTTCGTCATTTGCACTCGGAACACGTCTGTACCGGCTGTCGCATCAACCTGGCAATACCGTCGATCCGGTGGTGTCCAGGTAATCGGTGTCCCCGCCTGTCCAAACAATTCCGCAATGACCGTTTCCACGGTGTTCTCCACCAGGGTAATCCTGGCTTTAAACGCCACAGAAGCCGACAAGTTGACTTGTGTGAGAAATTCCGTTTCCGTAATCGCGGCACTGTCCAGATCCACTTCTGTTCCTGCGGCCACCGCTGCGGAAGTCGCAATATCAATCGTCGGAGTCGTCGGAGCAGCAGGTGCTCCACCACCGGACAACACATCAACTTGCAGTCGTCCACTATTGGCGACGGAGACTCGATCCCATGTGGTGGTATTCCACCCCATCAGGAACGCACCCACACCTGGGACAGTCGGATTCGCAAACGCATCTGTTAAGGCTGCGGCTGCTGGTAATTCTGTATCCACTGTGCCTGATACGGTCACCCATAGGGCACCGAGGGCATCAACCAGCATCGTGGCGTAGTCGCCTTCTGCTGGGGTAATACCGGCTAACGCATCGTCACGCACGACCAGCGCACCGACTCCGGTATCTGTCGCGCCAGCAACTGCATCAATCGCTTTTCCAAGATTGGTTGCGGCCACACCTGGAATTATGGAAAGAATATCTACATCCCCAATATCGACACCCGTATTTGGGGCCAGAATAACTTGTAAATTACCCGACGCATCAACACCCGCTTCATTCGCATTTGTGGTGGGGTCCACAATTTTAATTGCATTTTGTACTCTGAGATCTGCCATGCTTTCTTCTCCTTACTTATTTGTAAATGTGATCCCCCGTATCTATTAAACCGAGTCCAACATCTTCTGAATGTCAGCGTCTGATAGCCCCCCGTGCGTTTTCTCCAGCCCCTGTAACTTCTCCTTGTAATCAAGAATGGCTTTCTTCGTTGCCACAATATTCTCAAGGAGTTTTGTCTTTCGATCTTTCATCTCTAAAATAGACAATACTTGTTTCTGAATATTAGTCTCCAGATCCAAAATTTGTGAACGTAAGCGTTGAATCTCTACCTGGTAATTAGGCATGGAATCAGCCATTGGTGATAATTTCCTGTGTTGTGATCGTTCCCGTTTCGTAGTCGCATTGTATCTTTTTTCCTGTAAACCCGTATTGGATTGCCAACTCATTCCAGAGATGTTGGTGCCCACGTTTTGCAATCCCTAGCTCAAATGCTAACCGATTAATCATCTCCACGCTCATTCTACACGCCATAACCTGTTCTGGTGTTAATCTTCCAACAATGTCCCCCATAGTTTACTCCTCATCGTAGAAAAAGGTGGCATACACGTCAGCCGCTTCTGCTGTATCTAAATTTGTAATCGTGAGACGGAATGTATCAATACCAGCACCAACATTTTCCGCGACAGTAATAAATTTCTTATTGACAAATGTGGTATCGACACTTCTATCAATCCATGTGACGAGTACACCACTACCCACTGCGTTAGTGACAGTTTTTAACTCCGCTTTAAAGGGTACCGAACTGGCAATAATGACCTGCATCAATTTTCCAGTTAACCCAGAACTAATTTGTGATGCGTCTAAATCGACTTGTCCCCCTGCGGCTACAGACGCAACCGTACTGTGGGTCCTGGTCGCTGATAACACAGCTACACTGGTTGGTAGGCCACCACTTGATGTAACCTGAAGAATATCCCCAGCACCAGACCCAGCGATTTGCACACGTTGACGTTGGACAGTATTAGCCCCAATCGTCAATACGTCAGCATCGACTTTCTTTCCCCCCGCATCAACTGGAACTTGAATAAAACTATCAGCCATGGTTTACCTTATGATCTTTTATTGAGGTGTTTCCGGTGCTTTTAACTTAATGATAATCTGAACGTTACTTGGTGCGCTAGGAATCAAGTTGTAATCACATCCAACTTCGAGACTTAATGGACTTTCATTATTGACACTATCCACAGCACTCACACGAAAATACTTTGGACCTTCGAACAAGACTGAATTTAATGTTTGTGTGACTGATCCATTTTGTGCCGCTGCGGGATCATGTGGTACTTCCATCAAGATCAATGTACTATTATCAATAGTGACATCAAGTGGGGCATTAGACGAGTATACTCTGTATTTGGTTATATCTGTTTCAGAATTCATGGTCCATGACAAACCAGACTCCTCGTTACATTTGGTATTACTTGGTACTTGCTGGGCTTGAGCGAACCCTGTGCCTGCAGTTAAGAGGGCGGCTAGACACAGTAAACTTAAAAGATGTTTCATGCTTCCCCTTCAAAAATGGTGGACCGTGAGAGGACTCGAACCTCCAACCTTCTCCGTGCAAAAGAGTTGCTCTCCCAATTGAGCTACACGCCCGTGTTGTGGTAGGGAGGGGCCACGAGATTGTGACCCCTCAATTTGATTGACTTATGGGTTGTTCAGATTGAACTCAGGTGCAGGCAGAGCATTGGCCGTAAGCGGCAAATGACCCGACAGGTTCTGAGACAACATCACGCAACCGTAATCTGCGTCAGCGACAGCGGCGACAGCGGAAATCCGAAGATACCGTTTCACACCGGCTGTGTTGGTTTTGATCTTCCCAAGGAACGTCAGGTCGTCGTCCGTAGCGACTTTCTGGGCGAAGACCGCACCAGTCAATGTCGCGTAGGCATCACCGACACCGTCGTCATCAGAATGTTGAACTTCAACATCCAATGTTCCTGTGGCCTCAATCGTTCCCGTTCGCAAGATCACGGAGACTTGTTCCATGCCTTTGCAGTCCAACCCTGCGCTTGTTTTGGTCGCAGCGGAAGCACCAGACACACCAACCATCCCGTGGTCATTTTGAAAATCATTATACTTTCCCATTATTTCTCCTTATGACTGTATGGGGTTACTCATCACCCACACTGCAAGTGATGTGTAGGGGATTGCTCCCCTACACGTTTTAATTGACGTTACGGTTTATGTAGTCGTGGCCGCTCCGACTGTGTTCACGCTGGTACCAATCGCGAACGATTCAGCCCGACGAATTCCACAATCAACATCCATGATGGCGCGAATCCACGTTTGATTGGTGGCAAACGCTGTCCCAGCTTCCTCAGAAGCCTTCAACTGCATTCCACCCCACATTCCGATAATCAGGTCTGCCCAGTTACCAAAATACACTTCAGATTGTGTTCCTAACCCGAGGGTATTAGGAATCTGAGTTGTCGTTTGGAATGGCCACCCCAGGATCGCAGTAATCATGGCAGCGGTCATCGGCACTGTTTGCATGAAGTCCCCACCTTGGTCATCCACGGCGGCAACGGCTGCTCTCAGTTTGCTCATGGCTCGTTTCACTTTTGGCGACATGGCAAAACCAAGTCGTCCACGCAACGCATTCGCATCTTCAACCACACCTTCCAATTCATACATGGCTTCCCATGAAGGATTGTAGGTTGCAGTCGCTTGTGCGGCAACATCAAAATCCACAGTCCCCACACCAGGCTGGTTAGAGATCCCAAGGATCTGTCCACTAACACCTGTTCCCCTAAGGGCGGCAAGGTCAAGGGCTAAGGCGATTTGCTGCGTGATGTCATCTCGAACCAACATCTCAAGAGAAGGATTCGACAACCGGAGGGACCGGTTAGACATTTTCACCAATGCGGCCAAGGCTTTCGGGTTCAGCGCCAATTGACCGAAGGCGATTTCACTTTCCGTGATTGAGGCATTTTCCTCGACCCAGTATGCTGTGCTGGCACCAGTTTGTTTTGGAATCTCAACAGGCACTCCAGACAGACCGTCCAACACTGTGGCACCCAATGCAGAGGTCACCATGTTAGCTCGAAGCAGTTCAATGATTCCACCCAAGGCTTGAAGTGGTACCAGGTACCCACCGGCTGTATCAACCCCTGCGGATTGAGCCTTCACCTTTGTGGCATCCATGACTTCTTTTTCGTATTCAGCATTGCTCCAATCTTTGGAACTGATGGCAGAGAAGGCTTTCATGAACGAAAACTTATCTTTACCTTCGTCAACACCAGGCACATCTTTCCATGCTCTTTTGGCTATGGACTCTTCCAACTCTTTATACTTCGTTTGCACTTCTGTGAGGGTGTCTTCAAGAGACTTAATGGTCCCTTGCATGTCCTCATAGGTTTTTTGGCCAGCGGCCAACTTTTCAGTTACTGAAGTAACCACACTATCCATCTTCTCCAGTAACTTTTCTTCGTATTTCACTCCATCGACTTCAGGCATTATTTGTCTCCTTGTACTTTAAATTTTCCCGATTCATTAATCTTTTTCAAAGCAGTCCCGAGATGGTCCATCAGTTTCGACAGATCCATAGGTGTCTGTGGCATAGAGCCAACACCTGGCACTGTTTTCACCTCTGGTACGCCGATACTACCTTTATTCTCGAGCAAGGCCACTACGGTCTTGTTCAAGGTTTCCATCGTCTTAACAGAGAGGTCCACGCTCTCCCGCAAGGTGATGGTTGCGGCCAAGTCTTTTTGTAACTGGGCCACTGTCTCTTGTAGTGCTTTCAATTCTTCTTTCATTGTTTCATCCTCTTCAGTAGTTGTGGGGTCCAATGTTTTTACGAAGTCTTCCAGAGACAACGCTTTGGCGATTTCTTTGTCTGAATGCTCGCGCAGGCTGTTCTCATATTGATCTAACCACTTGTCGTACTTCTTTCCAAGTGCGCTAGCGGCTAGGGCATCTTGATGAGCGGGAATGGCGACTGCACTCAACTCCAACAACTCTTGTCGAAGAATGTCCACGCCGACAAACAGCCCGTCATCTGACATAATCACTTCCATATCTTTCGGAATGAACCCGACAGACACGGCTGACAGGAAGCCCTCTGCGAATAGTTTAAACACCGTGTCAGCAAATTCATTCACCGATGCTGGCGCAAATTCCACGTCAAACAGCACTTCTTTGTCTAACCGCTGGATCTTGGTGACTTTCCCGATTGGGGGAATGCTGGAATCATGGTTCCACAAGAACACGGGGTTTTTCTGGAAATTCTCAAATTCCCACCCATTGACCCGAATAATGTCCCCTGTTCGATCAGGCGACTCCTTTGTCCCCACGAAGGTAATACGTCTTCCCTTTACGTTTATTTGCTTAGTGATTGTGGACAGAACCGTCCGAACAATAGTGGACATACAAAAACTCCATTTCCTTATAGAGAATTAAGGTTACGTTACACTTCTAGTAGCCGACTGAAAACTTTCTTCACCTAGAAATTTTTCCAACTACTCTAGTGCTTGTAACAGTGTAACAGCCTACTATGTGAAAATGGAGCTAAAAGCAACCTAACTCGTTGATTTGCTTCACTTCCAGTTTCTTCAAATGTAGTGTAACTTATTTACACCGTTGGTGTAACAGGTTGCCCCATACTTTGCACGAAGCTGCCTTCATGTATTTTTATCACGATGTCCGGCACCGCTTTGCCTAGTTTGTTGTATAACTTCTTGGTTTCATTGATAATTGCTTCTTTGTCGCCAAGATGCAGTGTTACACTTCTCAAGAGGTGTTGATGAACTGACGTAACAATTTGGTCGCAAACCCTTGAATCAATTGAATTGTTGGTCGCTTCCATTAATTTACTGACTTCATCGTCTACGTCAAATAGGTTAGTATTATCATCCTCGAACCGTTGTAATTGACGCACACGTTGTTTGTAGAAAAACTTCTGAACATCGGCCACTGTTGCCCTACCAGCTTGTGCCACGAACGGACGAACCATGGCGGGTTCAGTCGGTGTTACCGGCGTCCCCTCAACTTTCGAATTATCGGTTCCAGTAGCCGAAGGAACAAATGGATCTGCTGCCGGATTGCTCACATCTGGAGGAATCGGCGTCCCTTTCTCGTCCACAGCCAGGGGTTCGATATTGACTGGTCTGTAGCCAAAGTTCTGCCAGGAATTCTCTTCCAGTCCTAAATTCAATCTCTTGTTGATTTGATTTCCTGTCCATCCCATCTCCCACAGTGTTCGAGCAGTTTGGACGTTCTCTTGAAAATTCGCGTACAGTGCGGGGATGCCTGAGGTATCAAACTCGGCCCAAACTCGACCCCCGTTAATCTTTGCGAAGAGTTGCGACCATAAGGCCCACTCAATGAGGTTCATCTTAGGAATCAGGTTCTTTTGCCAAAATTCTTGGCTCTGCATTTTGATAACCGCGAGATTCGCTCCCTCTTCGATGATACCCACTTCCATTTTTGGGACTCCGAACACCGCCAAAATCTCGTCACGGTTCCATTTCTTCTGATTCAGAAACTCCATATCTTTTTGCGAGAAGTTTGTGGTCTTGAATTTCGCCCCACCTTCTAGCAATAACATTTTGTGAGCGTTTTGTGGCCCACCATGTCTATCATCATATTGTCGTGCTAATCGTTCAAACTGTTTGTCCGTCAAATTCTCTTCCATCTCGATGACCCCGTTGGGGCTTCCCGAGTTGCGGAAGAAATTCGTATTGAACGCATTCGTTAATTGATCCTGTATAATAGCATTGTTCGCTGCCGCTAGCGGCGTCAGACCACGAATGTCATCAAGAGGATTCCAAAATCTAATATGGATCACTTCGTGAAAGCGAAACGGCACTTTCTCCCCGTTCTCCAATACCCGCAGCCAACCAACTAACCTGTGTGTTTCATCACTGAGGACCTCTTCCCATTTACTGGGATTGTCAATCACCATTTCTTTTGGCACTTGCGTGTCATTGTCTCTCCGTAAGACGATAAACACTTCACCCTCTAGGTGAAGCCATGACACCAGACTCTCCATAAATTGCCCAAACCCCTGCCACCGATTGGGCCGCTCGAACAGATCAACGAACGCATGGCTTTCGCTGGCTTTACCACCTTTGGTTTGAAACACAAAGGGGACGATCTGAATATTCCTAGCAATCGCATTGATTGCTGCGTGAACCCACGGTGTTGTGGTATAGACAATCTCTTCTCGCTCTGATGGCTCGTTCGCGCCGAAAATTCGGGCAATTCGGTTCCCCAGTAAAAATTCTTGATCTGTTTGTCTGATAACTGTTGGAATCGATTTCGCGATAACTTTACCCACCAAGTCTTTGGCGGTTTTCATAATATCGTGGTATGCGCTCATAAGAATCTAATCTTTACCTCGTTCGGTTGAATAATGAGTTCTGTGAAGCCCCATACCAGCGCATCAACCCTATCCGGTGATTCACCACCCTCTGGGTTGAAATCCACGGCTTGTTCTTCGAGTTTGGCATATTTCCCAACGTGCCACACTCTCCCCTGCTCATATAACATGCTCACTGGTTCCGCTCTTGTTCGTTTCCCTCGAGTCGCCACCACCTTTTTGGTTTTGACGGTTGCGTCGACATTCTTGATCGTGGAGATAACCATGTCTCCACCGTTATTTACTTCAGCCACAATGTAGTTGGCCCGATACATTTTGTATAGGTCGATGGCTTTCTGTGCCCACCCGCTTGGACTGTAGTGCCCACTGTGGTCTGCCAGGAGGTACCCGTTGTCTTCTGCGTCTTTCCCGACCACCACAATCCCTGTCTCCGCACCTTCTGCCGAGGTGGTGATGGCTGGATCGATTGAGACGATCACTTTGTCCAGGTTCTTGGGGATCTCATCCAGGTACTGGAACATCTCCTCACTCCAGAGGACGCCGATTCCCTCTTCAATATATTTTCCTTCTAATTCTTGTTTCCCGAGACGTGTGCCTTCGTACTTCTTGCGAATGTGCTCAATGAACTGAGGATGCAGATTCGCAGCGTTTTCGAACGTATGCCCATGGGTAGTAATCGTGTACGGGTCCTTGAGGATCGTCTTTAGGAGCCGGTGGCCAATTTTGGCGGTCGTGGTCACTAAGACCTGGGGGCATACCCCAATACGCAAGCCGAAAAGCAGCATGTCCCATGTTTCTTGATCTCCCCAACTGGTTAACTCATCGCACCATGCTGCTTCGTGTTGTGGTCCCCGTAGCCGGTTCGATTCTTCTGCTGAGTACATGGTTGCTGTTGCCCCATTCGGCCAAATGACCTTCCGTTGACTCGACATGTACCGAGGCATGTTCCATGGTGGGCAATGCGCCAGGATGCCTGATTCACCCTCGACCATCGTATCCCTTGCATCAGCCGCTGTTGGCGACACCAGGGCAATTCTCATCAGCCCATCAACCTCAACTTTTTTTCGTACCCACTCCCCCCCGCTTCGTGTTTTCCCGTTTCCTCTTCCGGCTAGATACAGCCAGGTCCTCCACGAGTCCGAGAACGTCTTCCCCTGGTTCAAGGGGTCGTTCGACCAATCGGTCAGTAACTCCTTCGACGAGGGCTTGTTGAGCCACTCCTCTTGTGTCGGCTCCAACTGATTCTCTCTTCCCCATAATTCCCAGGTGTATTCCGCTATCTCCCGTTCCTTGTCCGATAACTTTTGGAGCAGGTTGTCCCGTTGTTGATATGTTAAGTTCAATCTGGAGTTTATTAAGGAATCCTTCGTAAGCATCTTTGCGGTCATCCCCCTGCTTGGTTTCCACCTTATCATGCTGATCCAAGTGTTGCTTGCCCAACCATATTTGCATCACTGGATTGCGCTTGGCCGATTGAAACTGCATCCGGCGAAGACTTGCCTTCCCGACACTAAACCCCCGTTGGTAGGATTGCTGAAATCTGAGGTCCCCCTCAAACTTCGCTCGGCTGATATCGAGGATTGAACAAACCTCATCTTGCGTCAGGAAGTGGCTGGCTAACCGTTCGACCAACCAATAATCTTTTTCATCCGGTGCCCCACGACTTGCCAGCTTCAGCTTAATCGCATCGTCAAGCTCTTGACATGTATCGACCATGGTTAAGGGGACTAACCCTGTCGTTCCCCCGTTTGTTTTTGATTTCTTCACCATTAGCTATCCATACGTTCACATAACTCACCTACCAATAAAAGGCGGTTCCTCGGTGTGAGAAATCTCCGTGAAAGTTCTTCAGTATTCGCATTATACCATGTTGCACTACGTAATGTCAAGTTACTACGTATTCTTTTTGATTTTTTCTCGTTGTTCGTGGTTGAGCCGCCCACTCATCCCGTTTCTGTCGAAACTGGCCCAATATCACTCAACTCTATCAAAAAGTATACAAAAAACATTGTAAACTATGTTAAACTCACTATAATACCCAATACTGCCGTATTATTCTCTTTATTTTTCAATAACTTAGACTATGTTCCCGAAATTCATTTCGGGAACACTACTTTCCGATAAACAATAGTGTTTTCGTGATAAGTGGTTGATTTGAATGACTTTGGGCAGAAACGGATGAAGTAGCCCTAGGCCATTGTTTACAACCTTGTAAACATGTTGGTTCCTAAAAATCTGTGAGGTAGCAGGTTAGTATGTAGGGGGTGGGTGTTACTATTTGATGTACCCCATCCCGTCTCG